TTTTGCCGTCAACGTTCCAATCAATCTCATTGTCGGTGCAATAACTTAAACAATCCTCTATAGAGGGCTCTGCGCCATTTTCTAGGCTGTCCAAATATTGCTGAGGATACTCAGGATCTTCACTAAAAAGACGATAGTAAACAGGCTGTGCTTCGTTTAGTATTTTTGTCGCATATTCAGCCTCCATAGGCTCAATATCTCTTTTATATCTTCGGGATGAAGTTTGCGACCTTACCCGTCCGTCGCTTTGGATTCGCATACGCCTACCACTATCGGTAGGGCTGCTATATACGTTATACATATAGATAGAACCGCTTGCGACCCTAAAGCGATTACCACCACCAGTGGCAACCATTACTTGATCACTACCGCTTCTATATATTCCTGTGTTTGTATCCGCCCCCCACGCTAATCCTGGAGCCCCAGCGCTGCCTGAAGCGGTGCGAAAATAAGCAGATCCTGTGATTCCGTAAGTGGTTCCATCAATAAAGAAACCATTATCAGCACGAATGTACCTAGGCGTATAGATGTTTTTATCAGTCTCCTGATTGATCCTTAACCACGTTGTATCTTCGCAGCCGATCTCACCCATACGGGTTGTCCCGTTGTAAAATTGGATGTGATCAGAGACGTTGTTGTCTGCTTTGTATATACGAATTTCATGGTCAGCGTTGGTGCCATCGCCAACATCTAAGCGACCATTGACCTGAAGCTCTCCGTTAAAAGTTCCACCCGCGTCAACACTAAAGCTGCCGTTATCAATAATCCTGCGGCCAAAAACGTAAGCATCATTTGTGTCTGCCTCAAGCTGTAATGGGTGAGGTGTTTCCCAAGCATCATCAGCATCCCTGTCAGCAAGAACGTAGAAGTTGTTGGAATTTACATGAATCCAAAAATCATCCTCAGTGCCGTTATCTTGAAACCTGATTTGCGGCTGAGTGCCTGTAACTCTTAACTCAGTATCTATCTCTAGTTCACCTTGAATGTTTACGCCATACGATTCGGTTACTAAAACGTTATTTCCTTGGTAATAGAGCGATGTATAACCAGAGGTGCTTCTAGACAAAATCCATTGATTATTTGTTACATCGCGCAAGCCACCACTGTTTGAGCTGGTGTCCTCAACAAACGCAATTCTGTCATTGATGGCATAGCCGTCATAGCCACCAGTTGAGCCGCCTGTAAGATTTACAGACGCAAGACCTGTGGACGATGTATCGCCAATCGTGCCACCGTTTGTTACTTCAAAAGAAGTAGCTTCAACCGACCCACTAACCGTAGCTTCCCCATTTGTAACTGTTACGGTGGCGGTTCCATCCGCCGTCATTGTTATCGTTCCATCTGTGCCTGAATCTGTAACGACAACAGATGTATCCCCAACTGTTATGCCTGACGAAGTGGCACCAATCAAAGTGCCGCTGATCACAATATCGTCAGCGAGTTTGTCTGCCGTGACAGCGTTGTCTCCGATGTAATCAGTTGCGATCGGTGTGGCGTTCCAAGTGCCTGTTGTGACCGTGCCAACACTGGTCAAACTTGAATTAACTACACCGCTGCCCAGCGTGTCAGCAGTCAACACTGATGTTCCGGCGATCCGATATTCCTTGCCACTGGCAATGTTGACGTGTTCGGAAAAGTCCCAGCTGTCGGTGCTGTCGATCCAAATAATGGTGTGATCGGTTGTGCCCTTAAGGGTTATGCCGCCTCCATCGGCAGTTGAATCAGTAGGAGAAGCAACCGTACCAAGCTCGATGTTTTTGTCATCGACCTGGAGCGTAGTGCTATTGATCGTGGTTGTTGTGCCGTTGACCGTCAGGTTGTTTGTGACCGTAAGGTCATTGGCGATCGTGATGTCATTAGCGAGCTTGTCGCCCGTAATAGCATCATTGGCGATATCTACAGTGGCCAGTGGATAAGTGGTAATCGCAAAAGCTGCGATATAGCCCAGCGAATTCCACGCAGTTGAACCATCGCCTATCTTGAACTTTCCTGTATCTTTCTCGTAGCCTAATTCTCCATTCAACAGTGTTGGATTAGCTGAAGTCCAACCTGCAGCAGTATCACGCCGCTGCTGCATCCGTACCAGAATCTCAGTTGCAGACACAAGACGACCTAGATGGCGTTTAACAGAAGTGTAGCTTGATCAGGACTGGAACCATTTAAGGTGAATGGTGCCGTTCCAGTGAACACAAGCGAACTAAACGGCTCTTCCGCTGGTAAGGCAGCAGGTCCGCCATCAAGCACGAAGAGCATTTCAATGCCTTCAATTACTTGCATGTCTACTGTTACGTCATACAGCTGCATACCAAGATGAACTTCGGTCGGCGCTTCGCTGTAACGAAACACGCTTGCAGCTGTGACGACATTCAAGCCGCCGAAAAGAACCATAGGGACAGTAAATTCACCCGCAACCCCAGAATTAACTTCATAATGATTTCTTATTAAATTGACTGAAGTCTGATCAAGAGCCCTATACGTCAAAGAAAACTTTTGTCCATTGATATAGCTGTTATGCCTAAAACGAACCGGACCAACACCAAACGCACTATATTCTGTGACTTGTGCTTCGCCATGATCCAAAGTCATTGACTGTGGAAATAGCTGCGGAAACGGTAAAGCCATGTCAAACCTCGTAGGGTGCTACAAGCTGTAGCTCAACCGATACAACTATTACTCCAGGATCATAAGTGACTTGGGGCGGCCTAGCATAGATGAACTGGTAGGTAGAAGCAAAAGTCAAATCGGACCCGGCCAAAACAGATGCGGGCAAATCAAAAGGAGCAAATCTATTCTGTGTTGTGTAATGAGAGTAAATACTGTTTTGGTCATCGACCGTATCGCTCACGAACGTGAGAGTCAGAAGATGGTTATAGGCTGCGTTATTACGCCTTACGCACACATAATCTCCTGAGAGCGTATTTGAATTAAGCGCAGCATACGCTCCAGGCGTGTATGTACGAGCTTGAGGTGTGAGTGATGGAAAATCAGCCATGATCAACTAGCGCATCCGACTGAATAATTCCAAGCCGTGCCCTCGGTCGGAGCTTGAACTTGGACCGTAATGTATCTGTTGGCGCTTGTCTTCTGCACAGTGACAGCAATGTTTTCACCAGCCACAAATCCGGTGTCATACGTTGCCGCGCCAGAAATAATGAATCTGTCTCGAATGACATAGGCCGTCCAAGTAAAGGTGAACGATGCAGGATATGCGGTTCCAGCATCGCTGACCTTTGTTGAGCCGCCTTGACCGCCAGCATCACCGCCACCTGGGCACGATTCAATCTCATCAATTATGTCCGAAAGGTCAATCTCCTCTGAGTCAACACATACCCCATAACCGCTAGACGTTGATGGGTCAGGGCAACAGCCCTCTGCATAAATCATTTCTGCCCCAGCTTCTAACGCCTCAACAACGTCTAACGTCGTGCCGACGCCAGGGCCCTTGATAATAATTTTTTCACCTGTAACTGGATCGACCTTGTACCAAGTAATTCGTGGATTAGCACAACCAGGAGAGAAGTCCAGCGTATCGCCAGCATCCCCGTTGAAGCCGCCAATAGTACCATTGAAAGGTTGGTCAATCGGATCCTCAGGGACAAGTTCATCCTCAGGCTGATTGTCCAGATCAGGTCCATCAGGGAAGGGGCTATCGTCATCATCGGGCTGTGGGATGTCAATCGCCGTATCACCCGAATCCGGTGGAGTTCCTCCACCTCCAGAATCCGTACCAACAGTGTCATTACCTGTAGAACTGTTTTCGTCGCAGTCAACAACACTCTCTCCTACGTCGATAGTATTCCCAGCACCGCTCGCGCCATCAACTGCACGAGCAATAAGACTCCGCCCTTGAGAGTCTATGGGGAAGTGGGTTAAGTCATAAATAATTTTGCTTTCAAATGTTTTATCAATTCGATTGATCTCGTAAACCTTGTCGTGGTACGCAACCTCCCCCTCGTTAGTTTCACGACGCAATCGAACACGCACCAAATCCCCCACTACAAGAATGCTGTTGTAGTTACGTTCACGCACTGTTAAGCGCAAATGGTGAGTAATGAACTTGCGCTGCGCTAATCGAAACGTCCCAAGCTTCACTGCATGATCTTCATTGGTGCAGTAGCCACTCATGTCAATGTCTAAGAATGGACCGCCTGCAGCTTCGCCTTCGTATCTAACTTCAACAGTACGCACAATGCCATAAGCCCCTTCATCCTGTTGCCGCCATTGAACAACAAAACAAACTGGCTCACGATCTTCTAGGCTTATGTATTCGGCTTGAAATCCATCATCCAGAATATGCTCTTCAGTAAAAGTAATCCGAGGGACTACAGCTGTCGTCTTAATAGTAAAATCTGTGTTGTACGGCAATCGCGGAATCAATCCGAATTTGCCACCTGTATTGGTAAGACGAAGTAAAAAGTTTGGAGACGTTGCCTGCAGCCAATCCGACAGGTTCTGACTCTGCGTGAGCACTCCGTTAAATAAAAAACCGTTAGCGTCAGTAAACTTGGCAGAAGTCGTCAACGACGAATTGTCGATCAAGTCATCAGCTAGTCGATTTCCTGACTGAAAAAGATATTTAGCAAGGTCAACATAGTTGTCAGACTCGTTGGTCACACCGTCCACTAAGCGCGTAACTGACAGGCCATTTCTCACGAACAAACTAATGCTCCTCATGGCATTGAGAGGATCTCCTCCGTCCTTCAATTCTGTTTCATACTCAAAACTTAAAGTCGTCAACCCGTCATACGAGCCAGAAGTCCCGCAAAAAGTTGGAAAGTTGTTTTCGATATAGGGCAACACATGCTGGCTCGCCGTTGACAACCCATCCGTATCCTTGTAGTAGATAAAATCGCCAGCTCTTTTTGCCTGCCCCGGATTGATAGTGGCAAAAGATATTGGGTAATAACCAGACGAGTCTGGCTCAATCGTCCCAGCAAGGTAATCGTCCCAATCATTGCCTGGAGTCCAGGTTCCCGCTCTGCCATTACAGGCTTGGTGGAAAGTGCCTTTTCTGCAGCCACCGAAATATAAATCCCTTATCTGCACTAAAGGCAAACAGCCTTCGCTAAGAACTAGAAGGTACTTAAGCTCAACAGTTTGCTTGGGACGGATAAAAGTAGTTGCGCCATTGTCACTTGAAAACTCTTCCTCTTGAATATCGTTAGCAAAATACCCTTCCGTCATCTTTGGATGCACCATTACACCCCCGCTGCCATTCCTGAATCGAGCAAACAGGATCGGAATTGGCTCACCAGTCTGCAACACCTCTTGCGGCTTATTTACATCAGGGTTGCCCTCAGCCGCTTCCGCACGAAGCTCGGTAACACTTAGGCCGGTTTGTGCCGACAGCAGGAACAGAGGATCTGTGATACGGATCGTCATAGCTGTATCGGAACTCCTACCAGTTCATTTGTAGCTGTCCTGAATGGAATTTGCGCTCCAACCGGCGCTAAGGTTGATCCTAGCTCAACCACAAGCTCTGTAAACGATGCGTTCATCCGGGAAACATAGCCTACAAATTCAGCTATTAACGTCTGACCGCTTTGTGGAGCGCTGACACCCACCCGTGTGTCGAACTCAAAAGCACTAACTACGCACAGTCGATGCTCCTTAAAGGCAGACTCAAAAGAATTGATGGCTAGCGACGTGGCAGGCATTCTCAATGAAACCGTTTGACCGCTCAAGGCGGAGCTTTCCTGAACACCGCTCCATTCAAATGGGAAGTAGCTATATGTTTTCGAAGAAACGGTCACGTCTGTATTGACGTAAAAATTTTGAATCAGCCTGTAATCTGATCCACCGGGTTCATAGATGCGTAAATACTGAGCCTGGCCCCTGTTGCTCATCAGGCGACTCCTGCGTACTGACGACCGCCGTAGCTTCGTGAAGCACTTGCTTGGCTGCTAGCAATCGTTCCAACCGTCTTTTCAAAGTCATCCATAGTCACGTACTTAGTGCCGTCAAACTCCATTACGGGGCCAGTGGTGACGTTTACAGCCGCTACGCCGCCGGCTCCAGAATACGACCCAGAACCTCCAGAGTAAACAGTCGGACTTGAGTAGGAACTAGAACTGGGTGATGACAGTTCCGCTTTTTCCATTTGCGCATTCTTGATCGCCTGCGCTTCATCCAACGCTTCTGTCAACTCAAAAATGTTCCTAAATCCATGACCTGGAGCGTTCGCCATGACGCTCTCGTAAACATCTGGATCAATTTTTAGACTCGTGCTTGAGGTCTGCGAACTGGTGCTTGAACCGGAACCAACACCGCTAGCCATATTGCTGTTCAGTCGAGCAGCTTCATCAGCTGCGTGACCTGTCGCTTTTGCAAGCTCTTGAGCGTTAATCGTACGCAACGCTTCAACCCGTTCAGCCTCAATGCTTTCAATCTTGCCTCTAAGAATGTTGTCAGCGACTTTTCCTTGCTCTGCCGCAATCAACTTGGCAATCTGAACCTGTTTCTCGCCTGAAGTCAACATCGCATTGGTAAGCTCTAAAGTTGATGCCTCAAGAGCGTTAATTTGCGCCAGCTGCTGCAGTCGAACGGCATCATCTTTCTCTCCCTGAGCTTTTATCTTTTGCAATTCAAGCTCTAAGTTTATTCGGTGTACCTGAAATTCAATCTGCCTTTGAGCAGTCTCCGCCGCTATGACTCCCTCCTGAGCCGCAGCTTTTGCCATTTCATTTTCAACCTGAGCTTGATTAACTCTGTTTGCAGCGATTGCATTGGTTATTTCTCGCTGCCGCTCATAATTGGTGTTTAACTCTTGGAGACCTTCGAGTTCTCGCACCAATCGAGACTCGTTAAGCTGTAAAGTGCTCAGCTCTGTATTCAACCGGGCGGTAGCCAGCTCTCTTTCTGCAGCCGCAGTTTGTTGCTGGAGTTGGAAGATTTTTTCTTGATTACCCAGTTGAGTCAGTTGAGCCTGAACAGCAGCTTGCTCAATTTGCGATTGCTGAGACCGAAGCTGAAGCCTTTCTTTCTCGATCTCCTTTATCTCTCTTTCGATCTCTTTCTCTCTTTGCTGTGCAGCAGCTTCCTCAGCTAGGGCGAATTTTTTGTCAATGCGAATTTGTTCGTTAAGAGCTTGCTGCTGGACAAGACTTGCTTGTTTGTCAAACTCGGCCTGCAGTGCTTCATTGTTCAACGGACCGAATTCTCTTCTTAGATCTAATATCTCTTGTTCAGTTTTTGCTGTAAGTTCTCGCGTAGCTTTCTCTTTCTCTAGCTGAGCGTTGTTGAGCTTTGCTGCAGCATCCGTTCCAGCGCTACGACGCTGTTCAATCGCAAGCAGCTCATTATCCAACGCTAATTCCTTTTCTAACTCTTTGCCGTTTTGCTTCAAAGTGAAGAGCCTTTCTTCCTCTGCTTCGTTTACGCCTTTAGTTTTTTCCTCAATAAACGCTATAGCGTCACCAACAATCGGAATTTCTTTTGCAAGCTCAACGGCTCCTTTAATGGCCAGCCCAAGAAAACCAACAACGGTATTAATACCTTTCACTATTACATTAACTATGTTGAGAACAGCGGTAAGCGCGGAAACGAGAGGAGTGGCCACTATTGACACAAGGCCAGAGACAGAGCCCACAAGCTCGTCCCAAACATTAGACAGCAACGTAGCCGCATTTGTAGCGTCTGAAATGTTTTCAGGGAAAAGGCCAGTTTGCTGCAGCGTTTCCTTTGCCACTGCTTCAACTGCTTTTTGGCTTTCTCCCAAATCAATAGAATTTTGAATCGCTTCACGAAGCTCAGCATTCACCAAAAGTGTTGATTCAGCAAGTGCGTTGGCATCTAGGCTGTCTATAGCGCGACCAAGCTCTGTAGTACGTGCAATAGCGTCCTCAATTTGTCCGCCAATAGCAGAAAATGCAATCTGCAAGCCAAAGCCTTCTTGGCCTCCACCGCCTAATGCTGTGCCAACAGCTCCACCTAACACTTGTCCCGCTCCACCGCCAAATAGCAGTGGGAAGCCTGCGCCCAAGCCAAAATTAGCAAACCCTTGAAGCCCTGAGCCTGATGTGGGGCTAGGCTTAGGCTTAGAAGAAAGAGGACTTGCCGGACCAGGGCCTATTGGACTGTCGAATTGTGTAGTTGGAACTGTTGGAGGCAGTTGCTTTATTCGACTAGCTCTCTCCCTCAATACAATTTCTTGCGCAATAAGATCGTTAGTCACCTGTTGCGCTTTATTTGAAGCGCCTAAGGCGCTTACATACTGATCAATCGCTTTCTTGTAAGTATTTGTAGCGTTTCCGGCAGCGTCAAGCTGTATGCGGGTTTTGTTCAAATTAGCTTCAGCCGCTCGCAAAGCTCTTGTATATTCATTGACACTTGCAACCTGCTTCGTACCAAAAATTTCTCTTTTATTTATCTGGTCTATCTGTTTTGACAGCTTTTGAATTTGCTGAATAGCTTGTTCAAGCTCTTTAGCACCCTGTACGCCAATCTGAATTTCAGTTTTATATGCCACGGTGCTCGGCTACGACAATACCTGTATATTACCGCCCTCGCCGCTTAGCGGCTTGGTACGCCTTCTTCTCTTCTTCTGCCTTATTGACGTAGTACGCGTGCCAGCCCATCATCTCCTCCTGGCTCATCCGAGCCTGAAGCTCAGAAAGCGTCATTTTTAGCTCAGAAGCCAGGAAGAATTGAAATTGCAGAGCAGGATCTTGCTTGATCTCACTCTGCAGCGCTTTTCATGTCGCTATCGGCATCATTGTCATCAGTCAGTACAGCCAGCATCAGGCTCTGAAGATCCTTGTCCTTGACTTCGTTCTTGAGAACGTCGATCTCACCCGGCAAGAACAATGCTTTGTTGTTCTCGTCCTTGGCCTTAGTCAACAGAAGCTGCAGAGCAAAAGCGCTGGCGTCGTCTGACTTAGCCCTACGCTGAGCTTTTTCACGCTCAGCCATCGTCAGAGGCGTCACCCACATCTCAAACATCGTCCCATCAGTCAGCTCAACCTCTTTTTTGACGGGATCCAGGTTGGCTGCTTTCTTAAGGCGGTCAATGGCGCGGAGTGCCATGAATATCCGATTGATTGTGCTAATACAATAGCATTAAAAAAGCCCCCGACAATGCCGGGGGCCTCGTTATCCAATCTTCTATCAGCTCTTGCTGAAGTCGAAGGTAGGAGCGGCGGTGGGACGGAAGTTGATAGACACAGTTTGCGCGTCATCCGGAGAGACGGCGTAGCTTGCTGAAGTCAACACTGCTTCCAGCT